CGGAGTACTTCATCGACAGGTACAACATACCTATAACCGGCGTAAAAGAAAGATACGGACTGTCTTTGAGTAAAGACCGGGTAAAAGAGCTGCTTGAAAAAAAAAGCACCGACCCGGATTTTTTCGTATAGGGGCAGCCCGCAGCTGCCCTGTGCACGATGCAACGGAGAATGATTATTTCAAATACCAGTCCCTGTTCAATGCTCTTTCGGATTTCCCAACACATACCCTTGCATCGCCCCGCAACCGTGAAGTGGTCAATAAGATCATTGAAAGCTCATCGAAAGGCAATTTCAAGAATACATTTTCGGAAACTACCAGAGTATATACCGAAAACTACCACGACGCGATAAGCTCCGTGTGGGAAGATCCTGCGCCCGGCTCTGATAACTATAAACACCAGGCAGCTTTTAAACACAACGCTGCCAATGTAGGCGCCTATAAGGCTCACAGGATTTCAGATGAGCTGATAAAGGCTGAAAGCAAAGAAGACAGGCAGAAGCTTGTAAAAAGATACAATCAATACCAGGCTGTTGAATATAATGCCATGACGGCACGCTGCCGCACAGCAAGGCAGATGCTTGGATTTGAAGATACAAAAGACCTGTATCCTAACCTGGAATGGATCAGGAGCCGATCGGCGAATCCCCGTGAAGCTCACCTGAGATTAGTCGGCCTGGTGTTGCCAATTAACCATGAGTTCTGGCAGGATAACCAGCCCGGCAACCTGTATGGCTGCAAATGCGACTGGCATCAGACAGATGCAGCGCCTGCACAGCGTACGCCAAAAAGTGTGCCGCCTAGCCCGGGACTGGACGGCAACCCGCTTAATACCGGCAAGCTCATTACACGTAAACATAGCTATTTTAAAAAGGCAGTTAAAAAGGATGTTAACCATGCCATACATGATTTGCCGGATGATGCTAAATGGCTTGAGTTTGAATTGCAGGGCAAACCGGTGAAGGCGCATATGCTTCACGATTCAGGCGAACTTAAAAAGAATATGCAGATAACTAATGATTTGGTTAATTCATCTAACAAGATAAAATCAGTTGAACTACTGCCAGAAGTACATAAAGATGACTTTGACATAAAGAAAAGCTATTATCCAAAGTCTTTTAAGTTTAAAGACAAAAATAAAAACCCTGACGCAACAATAACTTTAACAAATAACAGGAAATGGGTAGCTGATTTTAAAGAAATAGGCTCTCACTTAGGGGCAAATTTAGGTGTTGCCTCTAAGCAGGCTGATTATGCAATAATAAAACTCAAAAAAGGATATGAGCCAAGCGATAAAATGATTAAAGATAACGTAACAAGCAAAGTTAAATCAGGTGAAATAAAAGGAGCAATCGTGTTTAATGATAAAAGTGAAGTAAAATATGCTCATCCTGCTCATATAATCACAACAGCCAAATAACACCGAAATGTTATTTGGCTATCATTAGCACCAACTCGCAAGTCAGTACTTAGTTTTTACAAACTCAATTACAAATATAATAATAATTTTTCAATTGTCAAGAAAAATCGAATAAAAATGGCTTACGATTTCAAAATATTGGTTCAAAAGTTCCGGAAGCTTTCGCGTGAAGCCCCGCAGTTTATGGACAATGTGGCGCCACGAGCAATAGGTACGGTATCGGCAAGATATTTTAAGCAGGCATTTCAGCGTGAGGCATGGGACGGTAAGAAGTGGCCGGAAGTGAACCGGCGCAAAAACACCTATGTGCGTAAAAAAGACGGCAAGGTTATGAAAAACTATGCCAAGGGCGCTGCAAGGATACGCCCGATACTTACAGGGCCCACCGGCGACCTTGGCAGAAGCCCCCAGTTTGAGCCGGGCAAGTCAAATAAGGACAGGGTGGTGGTATCTGCTAAATCGTACGGCGAGTTTCATAATAAAGGTAAAGGCAACCTGCCCAAACGGCAGTTTATGGGAGTAACAAACGAACTCAGCCAGCTTATTGCTGAAGAGCTAAATAAACAATTTCATCAATTTTTTAACAGGTAATAACAATGAAAGTTCACCAAATCAAAATTATCAAAAAATGGAATCAATCTATCAAAAAACATCAAAACGCCTGGACGAAAAGGTCGGTGATCTGAAATGGATTGACCTGGACAGCGGGCAGCTCGACTACCGGGAATACCGTGCATCAATTGATTTCCCGGCAACGCTTATTGATATAGCTTACCCAAGCTGCGATGATATGGGGCACTCGGGCAGGCAGGATTGCAATGTAACCGTTACGATACGCCTTGTATCTATGGTATTTGACGAAACCAACATTGCGGCGCCCGAAGACGTAAGAGAAAAAGGCCTGGGGCAATTCAGGCTTATTGATCAGATACAGAAAGCACTGCAGCTGTGGCAGCCGGATGATGATAACATGGATGTTTTCAGGCGCAGAAGCATTACGAAAGAAAAACGTGAAGACGGACTGACCGTGCATCGCATAGTGTACAGTACAAGCTATTACGATGACAACAGCGCAGCTGAAGAGCTGACCAAGATCGAGCCTGACATAAACATACAAACAAAATAATGTAACAGTTTATACCTGCTTAACATTATCCAGCTCACGCAGTGCAGCCTTGGCATTGAACGATAGGTAACGGTAATAAGTAGTGAGTGAAATGAAATAGACAGGAGCAATATGATTCTCATAAACCCACTTTTGCGTGACACCGCGGCGTGTATGCTCAAGGGTTATGTTCTGGATCCTGATGATCAGACGTAGCTTATTTGGGTTCTGATAGCTCACCGTATAGGGAATTATATACAAAAATACTGACTCCGCCTTTAATAAGGAAAATAAGTTATAAACAAAAACCCCGGGTTGATTGCCCGGGGTTTGTTTCATCACAGCTCGCTAAGGAACTGCCTCAGGTTAGTGTAGTGCCTTGTATGGCATCCTGGAACATCATGTCGAGAGTTTCGGCGAAATGCTCCGGGCTGTCTGCCGTGAGCAAATGTTTTTTTGTTTTTTTTAATCAAACTCAACGAACTGTTCGTAAACCCTCATGTTTTTAGTAACCTGGATATAAAAATCAATAATTTCCTGGGTCATGTCCGGGTTTGTTGCGTATACTTTGCCTTCAACTCCATACCTTAATAGATTTATGGAATCAAGTTTATTGCTCTCCACTAAACTTATTATACTATCCTGTTGAGCATATATTTGTTCAAGATTTTTTCGGTGCTCTTTCATCTTCTCGTATAAGCTTTTTATTCTGCTCCTAAATATGTCTGACTTCTTTCCATCTAATTCATACAATTCCCCATACACCATTGCCTGTTCGTATTTTATCTTACTTAGCTTTTGCTGTCTCTCCCCTTCTGTTTCTAACAAATGATAAGTTACTAAAGCTTCGCCAAGCTTTGTAATAGTATCTATTGACACTATTTCAATTTTATCAACAGATATTCCTTCAGGAATATCATGTTCGATATACGTCTTAATAGTATTATAAATATCCTGTTCAAGCTTTTCTTCCTGGCTTTGGCAAGAAAATAATGTGATTGTAAGAATGATAGCCAGGAGTTTTTGAATTTTTTTTGTGTTCATAATAAAAATATTTGATTAATAAATTATTAAATTAAGGTTTAAAGTTATAGTTTTTTTCCAAGTATTTTTTTTACAACCACAACAAAAAAAGCAACAATTATAGCAATGAGTGCCATAATTACCGTAAAAAAGCTGATTATAAGAGGTGAAACAATTATAAGCCAGTGCCATTCAATTATGCCTAACACCTTAAGGGTTATTAATATTAACCCCGTTATTGTAAGCAGCTGTGGCACTGTTATTTTTTCCTTTGTTTTCATACAGTCTTTAATATTTCATTCTTAATCTTATAGTCAACGCTTGCTTCCAGTCCTTCCAGGTCAAGCCCGTCATCCGGTATATTATTGAGCATGTTTATCATACATCTTGCGTTTATGGCGTTGAGTGTTATGGAATAGCTCTTGCGGCGCTCGGTGAGCTTGCGTGCAAATTCGATGCGCTTGTTTATTACAAATTCCATTATAGCCCTGCCTGTGATGGTTTTGTAATCGGGCCTGCACCTGCCCATCATCTCGTAAAGCACGGCAAGTTCCACGAGCGACAGCTTCAGTTTGCACCTGTATGGCGTATAAGTATATCCTAATTGTTCCATATTTCGCTGTTTAGGTATGTTTCTGCGTACTTCTTAGCCACTCCGCCGGGAAGGCGGTTGAAGTATGTTTGAATGTAATAGTATGCCTTAGCCTGTTGAACTTTACTCATCTGGTTCCACCTGGTTTGCGCCTTCTTTTTTGAAGACAGGCTTTTGTGGTCGTATCTGTCCCAAAACATCTCGAAGCTGATATCACGCTTAATCTCTGTAAGCTTCGATGCCTTGCTTTGTTTTACCATTGCTTTCAAATCGTCAATAGTTGGCGGTATGCGTTTAAGTAGCCATGCCTGCTGCAGCCTATCCATGCCTGACCGGTTTTCAAAAAAGCAGAGATACCCGTCAGAGCCATAACGGA